GGTTGAGACACACCAAATAATTTTCCAATCGCAGTATTATTCATTCCATTTGCCGCTAAACGTCTAATTTCACGTACTTTGTTTTCATTTAATTTGCTAGTGCGTCTATTAGCAAATTGCACGGCCCAAGTTGCCCAGCGGCAATTGCCCGGCTCATAATTGCCGTTATTATCTATACGATCTAATGAATACCCTTTTCCTGGTCTAGCTCCCATATCCGCAAAGAAATTTTCAAATTTTAACCAGGGCGTATAAATTGTAATGCCCCGTCCACCATAATCTTTATAGCGTTTATTTTTAATATTTAAACAGCGGCCCTTCATATCCGTCCACGCACCGTGTTCTGGACTTTTATGCATACCATGTTTAGTCCGACCGTCTTTTATTGTCACCTAACCCTCGTCGTCCGGCACAGGTATTTGTCGATCATTTGGAAACTTGAACTCAGTCTTAACATTGAGAAACATACTGACGGCCAAAAGCCATGATTTGGCTAAAGCTTCATGGTTGTCTAGGCCTCGTTTATTGTCCTTAATCTGCTCATCCTTAGCCATCGAGAATAAAGCATTTAGGTCTTTGTTGGTGATTTTCATCGGACCGCCTTCCAAGTAGCCTCAGCTAAGTTGTCGTCACAGATAAGATTGTAAATATAATTATTAGCATCATCAAGAGTTAAATAAAGCGCTGGCATTGTTCCAAGTGCATAATGCTCTTTACTAGCATCTGACCAAAAAGGCCAATATTTTGGTCGCCACTGTACTTTAAACAGGTTCCCATTAGTTGTTACCCGGTATTTCATTTAATAGCCCTTTCCGCGTACAGACTCATATTCAGCATTGCTCATTGCACAATAGCCCCATTCAGCGCCATATGACCGCCAACATTTAGGGTCTTGTCGATCCTCATGGTTATAGATGCGAGTCTCGTTAGAAACTGCACCTGTTGCACAACCGGTGAGAATTAGGCAAAAGGCCAGGAATCTCATTTCTGAAGACTCGCAATTTTAGCTGAGGTCTTTTTAGCCTCGCGTTGCCAAAACTCCTGTAAAGGCCCTGTGGTGGATTGGATATTATTAGTCACTAATTCAAGATACTTTTGAAGGCGTTTAATGTGGTTCATTTTGTTTCTCCTTTAAATTTAATTAAGATTTCTTTACAAAGAGTACTTAGATAAGACACCTCTGCTGAAATATAGCCACTGGCGCTATTAAGTGCCGCTACTTTTTCCAAAGCCTTGACAACCTCTGCCATGCGCTCACGCTCGTGCTGGATTCCATCTTCAAAGGCTTCGGCAAGACTGCCTTCACCGAGCAGGGTACCGTAGGCCCCACTTGCATATTTTTTTGCGGCTTCACGGTCCAATTCATTTTGACTTGGTTGATTCCGCTGCGCCCGCTCAGATATTAACTGCGAATTGTCTGGGTCAGCCTGATCCTGATCGCGCTCGAGCTCAATTGCGGCGCTCAAGCCCTCTTTAAGATCCTCAAAAAATTTATTTTGTTTCATCTGCCACAAGCCTTTTGCGGCATTCAGTTAAATAGGTATTTAAATTTTTAGTAGTTTTCATATTTCTAACTTTATAGGTAAAACTTGGTATTCGTCAAGGCATATTTTCTTTTGAGCATTAAAATGTGCTAAAGTCCACTTATGAGATTTATCTCGAAATAAGATGACTTTGCCAGATTCTTTGCCCGGATAAGTCCTAATAACTCGCCCAATCTTTTGCATTAAACTACTTTTTGCTTTACCTAATCCGGCTATCACCACGTATTCACAGGGCTTTAAATCAATACCTTCGCCAAGTACGCCCTCAGTGCCTATAAGGGCTTTAATCTCACCGCTCTTAAACTGGCGGATATAATCCCTAGACTCTTCATCTTGGCCATGGGTAAAGGGTAGGCCGGTTAACTTAGCCAAAGCCTCACCATGGGCTACTTCCTTGACTAGGCATAGCGTGGCTTGGCCTGCGGAGTTTAAACGCAACAGCAGGGCGCTAATGAGGTTATTACGGTATTCGTTATGGACCACTAACTCATTGTAGACACTATTCCAGGTAGTCCCATTAACTGGCAACTTTGGCAAATCGTAGTAATAAGCCTCAATAGGGCATATATAACCTTTTGAGACAGCGGTTGGGTAGTCTAGTTGGTAAATCACCTGTCCAGCAATACCTTCAAACAGTAATTGCTCATCCTGCTGGTTCCTAAATGGGGTGGCGGTGATGAAGTATCTGTAGTAAATATCCTTCCAAGCCTTCTTATTAAGGTCTTGGTAGGTTTTTGAGGCACTATGATGGGCCTCATCTAAAATTAGACAGTCAAAGTTACCCGGCTTTTTAAGCAGTGGAGAGTCGATATTCTGAATTGTGACATTAGTTAAGCCTTTCAGAGCATCTCTCAGCTGGTATTTAATCTCTACGGAAGGTACCACAACAAGCGTTCTAAGGCCTGAAATCTCAGCTAACATCCTGATTACTCTAGACTTACCGGAGCCTGTAACCGCCGATATAATACCTCGGGTTAACTCCAGGCCGGTCTTAGTGGCGGCATTTTGCCATGGGTAGGCAGAGTCGCTAGGGTGGAAAGGGTGGCGCATAGGCAGGACACGGAGGTCTTTGGTGGTAAAGACCTTTAGGTGGGCTTTTACGCGAGCCAATAGGCCTGTAGGGAAGAAACCCTGCTTATCGATAAGGTATTTGATCCTAACAAACCCACCAGTATAATGGGCTGTACTGGCGTTAGGGCTATAGGACAATAGTTTCCTTAAGCCACTATAGACCTCAGGTGTCATACCTTTGACTTGAGAGTAACTATTGCCTATTTCAATAATTATAAACATATAAGTTTATTATTCTTTTTACGGTTTTCTGTTCTTGTGATGACTCTTAAATTCCAAGGGACGTGTAACCCCGACACTAGTTTACCCTGCAACGGGATAATGTGGTCTACCTCATGCGCTACACCTGAGACTTTAGTCATACGAAGCGCAAAAGCATAAAGATCAATAATAATCTGCTTGTGTTTGACGTCTAACCATTTAGGAGTGCGGCGCAGCCTTCCTACATACCGGGCCATCACCCTTGCGTTCCGGGCAGCCCGACTGCTGTCAGAAGGCTGGGGTGTGCAGGAGATACAAGTGACATAAAATCTTTTTATACCGGAAAAACATATTGCAGGCTTTAGCTTCCTACAAACACGGCATTTCAGCATAGGATCGTCCCAAGCGGCGCACATAGGCAGTAGTCTAGACTTGGCGTTCATTATAAATCTTTCTTTAAATAAAGGTTGACAAGCATTTTTAAAGTTGGTACAATTGTTTTGTCTTCTTTTTCTTTTTTCGGTTTTCTTTTAAAATCAACAAACACTATGCCTATTAGGTTAAAGGTCTTATAGGGCTTTAGAAGAGTATTAGAACTTAAGGTCTTATAACCGTTTTTGAGTTTCATCTATATAATACTATCAGGATATTTATTGCTTTTCAAGTGGTTTTAGGCTAAAGTTTATATTATTAGATCCGATAAGTTATGCAAGAGGTGATTTTATGCAAAGAACGGAGTTTCCTAATTTAATGATTGTTAGCATATTACTAAAGGATTTTTGTGGCCCTTATATTTCTACGCTTGAAGAAGAATATCTTTCTTCTGAGAATAAACTTGAGGCGGTTCGTAATATGGCTTCAGATGCAGGCAATGACGAGATTGTCGCTATATGTGATTATTTAGAGCGAAATGATTTAGTAACAACTTTTTTTCCAGAATAGGCGATGTTATGAGTATTAAAGTTGGCGATATTTTGCTTTGTGTGCGAACTTATTATTATCTGGACCCAGCCGGTATTGTGCAGTCTATAGGTTTTTCAAAAAGTACTACGGTTGACCAAATTTTTAGCAACGGAGACATTAGCATTATTTTACCTGGCGCCGACCCTGTTACACTGCCCGTGCCACTATTAAGTTTTTATTTTGTCCCCGCTTTACCTTCCGGAGTGCCAGCATCTATTGGGTATGGATCTACTGGGATTGGCACGATTAGTGCACAAGGTACTTATGTCCCACCAACGGCTGAGGAGCTCTACGCCTCCATTCACGGCGATATGTTCGAAGCTGAATCTCCTGGCAACTGGATTGCTAAGAAATGCGAGTGTGGGTGTAGTGCAGTTGGTAGTTTAAAACATAGTGATTATTGTCCTTTATATTCAGTTGACAAAGATAACTATTAATGAGACGATTGATTTAAGGGTTCCATTGGCAACATTGACGTTACACCTGGGCTCTTAGTACGCTGGCACCTCCCTCCGCACCAGTTCAGTACTAAGAGCCTCTTTTTAACGTCTAACAGGGAGGTTTTATGGTTAAATTGTATTTGGCATATTGGGGTACACTTTACATTGTTACAGGTACGAAAGTTGAGTTTTGGGTTGAGGGAGAAGAAACTTGGGCTGATTCATTTGTTATGGCTAAAGATTTTCCTTTGTCCGGACTTAATCACATGTTTGAATTGGTAGGTTCGTTGTGAAACGTAAACTATATATTATCGGCGAGATTTCCTATAAAAACTTTGGTTCTTTTACCGAAGAGTTATCAGCTTTAGAAGATGAGTCTTCAGAGGCCATCACCATTGAGCTCACTTCCGAGGGTGGGGATGCGTATGTCAGTTTGGCGTATGTGGCTAGGATCCGCAAAAGCCCCTGCTTTATTAAAGTAGTTGGCAATGGCTACGTGGCCAGCGCTGCGGTATTGATCCTGGCATGCGGTGACCGTAGGGCTATGACCGAGGAGTCTTGGCTTATGGTGCACGAGGAAAATGGCGGCGTTGACGGTAACACCAGCCTGATTGAGATTGAGACTAAGCAAATGCGTCGTTTAGAAGACCAGGCAGACCGTGCTCTGGCGCACTATAGCCGTGTAGATGCTAAGACTTGGGCTAAATTACACAAAGAAACCACCTATCTCACGGCAAATGAGTGCCTGGCAATGGGTGTGATTGATGAGGTTATATGAGTCTACAATATAAAGTGATTGGCGCCTTGGTGGCATTGATTGTGGCGTTCGGGGTAGGTCGGTATTCGGCTACCTCCCAACAGTCTGCTGTTAAGACCATTACCGACGTTAAAACCGATACTGATACAAAGGTTAACAAGGATGTTAAAAAGACTATTACTGAAACAAAAAAGCCCGACGGCGAAGTCACGACCGTAACAACCGAAGAGGCGGTAACCGTTGTAGACCAGCAAAAAGACCAGGTGTCGCACCAATCTGCAACGGTCATTCCGCCTAAGACCAATACACTTAATTTATCGGCACTAGTCGGTATTAATCCTGTAGATGGTTTGACTCCTTTATACGGCCTCAGCGTGTCAAAACAGTTCATTGGGCCTATTACTGGCGGTATTTGGGGTTTGACAAATGGTACTTTTGGGGTTAGTGTAGGTATTAACTTCTAAGGAGACTTTGTGTTACTATTAGCTTTTATCCTAGATATCGTAGCCTGCTGCCTTAACCTATACGCGGGGTTTAAAACTCAAAAAACACCGTATTTTATTTGGGCGGCTATTTTCTTTGCTTTGGCGATGTTTTGTATTAACGCACTAATCTTGGGGGACGCATGACATTTACACATAAGTTTTATTATGGGGTTTTAGGCGCTAATATTGGCTTTTTCGTGTTAACAGGCAACGTAGTTAATTTAGTAGTTATTGTTGCAATGTTATTTCTTCAACCCAAAAAGGTGACGAATGAGTAATTTTAAAGCACTTTGCACTGACCTTGAAACTGCTATTCAAAAGTCCTATGAGGAGGGCGTTAGTATGGAGGAGGCAGAGAAACTGGCCTCCAAATTCCTTTACGCCCAAATCCAGGTATCTAATGAATTGCGCAAAGCCGACCTAGATAGTCGTATGCGTAAGTCCGGCCTTAAAGCCGTTAGGGCCGCTATTTACACCACCGCTAAGTCTGATACTTCGGCTAAACTGACTGAGGCCGGAGTTGCAGCAGTTATTGACACCCATGAGGTTGTTCAAAGTGAGCAAAACGAGCTAGATAAAGCTGAAGTGACTTGCGATGAGCTAGAGCGGTTTTTTAACATCTTTAAAGATGGCCATGTGCACTTTCGCACGATTGCAAAAGGGCGGTTTGAGTAATGAGCACTCCTAAAAACATCGCAGATAAGAATAATAAGCTTTTTAATAAACGTAAAAGTCCTGAAATTACTCTAGGTTCTGAGATGCCTGATAGCTCACAAATGGAGTATGTTGAAATGCCTGAGTGGTGGCAAAAGGGCACAAATACAAAAGGATTGCCTTTTAGAAAAATCGTAGTTATCGCTGGCGATAGTGATAGCGGCAAAACTTCTTTTTCTATCGACGCCATTAAGCAGGCAGTAGAGCAGGGCGTAAGCGTCCTTTATGTTGAAACTGAAGGAAAAACGACAAAAGAAGACTTCGTATCTTGGGGTGTCGATCCTTCCAAAATTTACTTTACTTCTGATTCTATTGCTGAGGATATTTATTCCAGGGTTATAACTTTTTTACGTGGGCACAAAGACAAAAAGTTTTTGGTTATTATTGATTCCTTGGGCAACGTATTGTCTAAACATGACTCTGAGCGAGATTTGGCCACTACTCACGCTAAGCCCGGAGGCAAAGGAAAAGCCAACCGTGAAGGTTTAAATAGCCTTATTGCTCTGCGCACTCAACAAGATATTGCTTTAGTGGTTATTACCTATACATACGATAACCTCGGTAGTCCCGGAAAAACTAATGCTGGCGGTAAAGCGGTTAATTTTTATAACTGCTTATGTTACCAAACTAGCCGTAAATCTTGGATTGAGCGCACTGTCGCCGGTAAGAAAATCCGTAAAGGCGCTAGAGTGCAATGGAAACTGTTTAAAAACCATATTGACCGTGCTAATCCTGGTCCTAAAGTTATTGAACTAGACATTACATCTGATGGAATAGCTCTAGTTGGCGCATCAGATGAGTTTGCCGATGAGTAAGCCTATAGCCGTACTGTGTAGCGACGTACACTATTCATTGCCCACCCTCGAGGTAGCGGATAAAGCCATGAGGCTAGCGATTGCTAAGGCTAATGAGCTAAAAGTACCTTTGATTGTTGCTGGAGATATTCATGAGACCAAGGCCAATATGCGCGCTGAGTGTGTTAATGCCATGATTAGCACCTTTATGGCCTGCAATTTGACACCAATAGTGTTAGTAGGCAATCATGACAAAATTAACGAAAAATCTGCTGACCATAGTCTTAATTTTCTTAGTAAATATGCTTTTGTTTTAAGCATTCCATTTAAAAGCGTATTACTTAAAAATACTTATTTTATTCCTTATTACCACAACTCTGACGAACTTAGGGCCTATTTAAAATTATTGCCCAAAGGTGCGACACTTATAATGCATCAAGGATTAACCGGTACCGCATCTGGCGAGTATATTCAAGATAAATCAGCCATTAACCCCAAAGATGTAGCTGGGTTCAGGGTGATTTCTGGTCATTACCACACTCGTCAAACTATAGCCCTGCCAGACGGTGGGACTTGGGACTACGTTGGTAACCCCTATACGGTTAACTTCGGTGAGGCTAACGACCCTCCTAAAGGCTTTCAAATCCTTTTTGACGACGGTAGCCTTGAGTTTGTACCAATTAACCTTAGAAAACATATTGTTCTTAATGCAGACGTTTCAGGCGGAGTATTTTTAGCTGAAGGACTTTTTTCTATAAAAAAAGAAGACTTGGTATGGGTTAAAGTTAAAGGCACTGCTGAACAGCTTATGGGATGGACAAAAGCCCTCATACAAAAAGGAATTAACCATGATAATTTTCGTCTAGACCTTATTCCAACAGACACTACGACTCAAGTTGAGGCGCCTCAAGATTTACCACAAGATGCATTATTAGACGGTTTAATTGACTCTTTGACAAACACCACCGATGAGCGTAAACTTAGACTCAAAGACTTATGGAAGACCCTAGTTGCTAAGGAGTAGTTATGCGCATCCTTTCCGCCTCAGTCCAAAACTTTGGTAGCTATAAGGCTTTAGAGTTTGACTTTACTGGCAAAGGGCTAACGCTTATTAGCGGCCCTACTGGCGCTGGCAAAAGCACCTTTATGGACATTGTTTCGTGGGTATTGTTCGGTGTGACCGCTAAGGGCGGTAAAGCCGACGAAGTGCACAGCTGGAATGCCAGCGAACCAACCACCGGCACTCTTAATTTAGAATTAAACGGTAAATTAGTTCAAATAGGCCGCACTCGCCACGGCACCAAAGGTAATGACCTTATTATTTGGGAAGACGGCGGCGCGTATCGTGGTAAAGACATCCCAGACACCCAGCGCCTAATAAACCAGCTACTTGGTATGGACGCCGATATGTATTTAGCCGGTGCTTATTATCATGAGTTTAGCCAAACCGCCCAATTCTTTGCCACGACGGCTAAAATCCGCCGTTCTATAACCGAGCAATTAGTAGACCTATCTTTAGCCACATTATTAACTGAAACTTCAGCAGAGCGACGCAAAGCCATTAAGAAACTTAAAGAGACAGCAGAACGCCAAAAAGACCTAAAACAAGCTACCATTGACCAAATGAATGTGGCTATCCGCAGAGAACAAACTCAAAAGGCAGATTGGGATATTAATCAACAGCACAAAGTACATACGGCTAAAATTAATTACACAACTTTTGATGAAAGAAAAGAAAGAGCACTAGAAGATTTAAAAATTGAACATGCTTCTAAGACAACCGTACTTTACTATGATCTAGAGCAAATAAAAGCTTCTTTACTACCAGATGAGCATTTTGAACAAAAAACTTTAAAATTGAATGCCAGTTTAGCAGCATTAGGAACTGCTAATTGTGAGCATTGCGGAGCTCCTAGTCACACCCAACAACGTATGCTAATCCAAAAGCAGGTGTATAATAACCAACTCGAGCAAAATGCCAATAACAACACTAAAAACGCTATTGTTCAGCTTAATAACCGTATTAAGGCCGCAACTGCAAACTTAGCCTTCAGTCTTCAAAAAGAAGCCGACCGGCCCAACACCTATGCTGAGCAATTAGAAGCCCTTAAAGCCGAAGTAAATCCTTATGATAGTAAACCTTTAATAACCTCGGTAAATGCCACCATTAAAGAACTATCGGGCTTAGAACTGCAATACGCAGGATATTCCACTCAATTGGCAGACCTAGAGCTATTAGCCGACGTTACCGACTCCTTTCGGGCTACTTGTTTAAAGAACACAATCACCCGCCTCGAGAATACGACCAATAAGCTGCTAAACGACCATTTTGACGCTGAGATTAGAGTTGCTTTTTCTGCAGAGAATGCCGATAAGCTAGAAGTCACCATAACCAAAGACGGCAACGAGGCCTCATATACCCAGTTATCCAAAGGCCAAAGAGGCCTCCTTAAGCTATGCTTTGGAGCCGCAGTTATGGACTCTATAGCCACGCATCAAGCCATATCCTTTAACTCAGTGTTTTTTGATGAATCTATGGACGGTATGAGTGAGGCCCTAAAACTTAAAGCAATATCATTTTTTGAGACCTTAGCTTTAAAATATGAAAACGTATTTGTTATTGACCACAGCAGTGAACTTAAGGTACGATTCAATAACAGAATAGACGTCACACTGGTTAACGGGGAGTCGGTACTTGAAGAAACCTGATAATGCTAAAGAACGTGGACTCATTAAAGGAGCGATACGCCGCGTTTTTAGTCGCTCCGAGCTACGTCGGCAGGCCTTAGACGCTAGCCGGGTGCAACACACAGACAGCACTCGCCCTAGAGTGACTAAATGGTCTAAATGTCCAAATTGCAATGAGTTTACGCCCACTTATCTTATGGAAGTTGACCATGTTATACCATTAGTAGGTATAACCGAGAAACTCGAGGATCTCACTTGGGACCAAGTAGTAGAGCGCCTATGGTGCGATGTGACCAATCTAATGGCGCTCTGCAAGCGATGCCACAAAATCAAAAGTCAAGAAGAGAATAAATTACGACGGCTTAACAATAAGAAGAGGGTAAAATGAAATCGAACACTAAGACCATCCTAGTTCTTTCTGACCAACACATGCCGTTTGAGCACCCTGATATGTTTAAGTTCCTTGCTGCTATTAAAAAGAAATATAAGCCCACTCTAGTCGTTAATATTGGCGATGAGGTCGATTCACATAATCTTAGTTTTCACGACAGCGACCAGGACTTGCAATCAGCTGGCGACGAGCTAAAGAATGCTACTAAAAAGATTAAACAAATGGAGAAACTATTTCCTTCTATGATCTTAGTAGACTCAAACCACGGCTCTTTAGCAGTCCGCAAGCTAAAGCACCATGGCATCCCGCTTAAGTTCTTGGCCACGCAACAGCAGATTTATGGCGTGTCTGATAAATGGCAATGGGTAAATGACCTGTATTTAAAACTGCCTAATGGCCAAGTCTGTTATTTTGTCCACGGCATCGCTAAGGACGGTAAAAAGCTAGCTGCTCAGCGGGCAGTTAATGTCGTTATGGGCCATTACCATACTGAGTTTAGAATTGACTACGTATCTAACCCAGCGAATTTATTGTGGTCCATGCAAGTGGGATGTCTTATCGATAAAAAGTCCTTAGCTTTTGCTTATGATAAGCTCAATCTGACACGCCCGGTACTAGGCACAGGTATCATTATTGATTCAGAGCCTAGGCTCCTGCCTATGCGACTTGATCGCTCTGGCAGATGGACTGGCTCACTTTAATACGCCGTAAACTCTATAGTTGACCAACCCTTAAAACACTGCTATTGTTAACCTATGATATTAGCAATAGCTTTTTATTTTATGGCCGCCACACATACCTTCAACTTGCCGGTTGGCCTTATCGACTCCCTTTGTTATGTAGAATCTAAGCACGATATTACCAAAATCCATAAAGACGATGGGACTTCAGACTCTTTAGGAGTATGTCAGGTCAAATGGACTACCGCTCACGATTTAGGCTTTAACGGCACTCCTGAGCAGCTTATGAACCCTCAGACCAATATCTATTATGCTGCTAAGTACCTCAGTCATCAAATCGCCCGATACCATGGCGACATCACAAAAGGCGTTATAGCCTATAATAGAGGCCACGCAGGGCGCTTGACAGTTACGAGTTATAGCAGTAAAGTGTTTAAACAATGGCAATCACAAAGGGAGACTGTTTATGCGGACAATTAAAGAAACTAGTGTTTTGTTACCTATTGGCAATCAACCGTTACTTGGCAAGGTAAAGTAAATGTTGGTAGCTAGCCAGACTCTAGACATTCAAATTATTGATTCTGTTGACGATAATAGAGTTACCTTTGTTATTGTCAATGGCTGTAAAGTGGCTATTCTTAAGGCTAAAATTAAGGATATGTGCTATGTCCTTAAGTTGGTAGGCAACATTTGCCATGTAGATATTGACACTAATGATTGCGAGGTTACCAAATGATGACTTTACCTATAGATTCTGCAGAGCGTAAAAATTATCCTTTGTTTAGAGGGCTATTACGCTACTTCCCCGCAGCTTTGGCAGGTATCGCTAGAATCTCAAAAGCAGGCAATGATAAACATAATCCTGGCGAAGACATGCACCACGCTAGAGGCAAATCTGTTGATCATGGTGACTGTATCATTAGGCATCTAATGGACGTTGAAGACCTTCTGGCGGACCTTAACCGAGGAGGGAAAACTACCCCCGAAGAAGTTTTAAATGAAGTTAGTCAAATGGCTTGGCGCGCATTGGCTTTGTCTCAAGAACTGCACGAGAAATTTGGTGCTCCTTTAGCGCCAGGTGCCAAATGAAAACTATAACTACGGAGTCAACCATCTTTTTTGATGTGGATCAAACCTTAGTCCTTTGGGGTAAAATCAAAAAGAAACACAAAGTCGTAGCAATTACGTGTCCTCATTCTGGAGAGCAATACTACCTTAGACCCCATAAAGGCCACATTAAAATCCTCAAAGACCGCAAGTCTAGAGGCTCTTTTATCACGGTGTGGTCAGCAGGAGGCTTTGCCTGGGCCGAAGCAGTAGTTAAGGCTTTAGACCTAACGCAGCACGTAGACCTTATTATGAGTAAGCCACATGCCTACGTAGACGATAAAAAAGCTGAGGAATTTATGGGCGAAAGAATTTATTTAGGTATTGACGACAGCTACGGACAGTAGTATATTAACAATAACGCAACTAAAACTAGGAGAATAAAACAATGGCATTTAAATCATACGCAAATAAACAACCTGACCGTTATATCACGGTAGGCGGCACTAACAAAAAGGGCGAAAAAAATCCCGACTCTGTGACTGGTTACTACTTGGGAGCCGAGACTCGCCCCAGTAAGTTTAACCCCGGCAAAGATGAGACTAATCTTATGCTGCAAGTTGGCAAAGAAGTTGTCCAAGTCAAAGGAAACGCCAATCTTATCAATAAGATGAAAAGCGAGGAGGCTAATTTCCTTAGTCAAGAAGGCCGCACCGCTCAGTACGCTAATCTCCGCATTGAGTGCACAGGCATTGCTACTATCAAAGCTACTGGCAACACGATGAAAACCTTTACCGTGCAATTTGACGCTGACGATACGATGCCCACTGCCTCTATCATTAAGTTGGACGCTGGGTTGGACGACAATGAGGATGCTGACAGTCTTTATGCTGACGACACTCAAGGTCAAGTGTCTACAAGCTCTGAAGATGACGACCAAGAGGCAGAATTAGCGGCTTTAGAAGCTGCTGCAACTGCTAAGCGCAAAGCCCAACAAGCTAAGATGCAAGCTTTGTTGAGCAAGAGTAAGAAGAATTAGTTTTTAATTGTTATCTGGGAGGCCCTTTGACACTCTATAGACTTATCGCCCCTGACTGGCTTATGGAATTAGAGCCAACAACGCGTAGGGTGCTAGAGGGCCGGTTTTCTCCCAAACAGCTAAAGGAGTACAATGCCAAAGGGTACAACTGTTATTATCTTCCAAACTATCCGAGCCAATACCAAATGGGCACTACAGCAGATGGCTCTCAGATTGATACTTTTAATTTTTGTTTTGTTGACTTTGACCTTAAAAGCGGTGGTTACCCTTCTAAGGAAGCTTTTATAGCCGCAGTTGGTGACATCAATATCCCACCCACCCGTATAGTCGATTCTGGCGGCGGTGTGCATGTTTACTGGGCCGTTACAGACCTAGACGCCAAAAGCTATCTGCGCCTCACCAGACGCCTAATGCGCCTCTTAAAGACCGACGAGGCAGTGGGCCAAATCTTTCAGCTTATGCGTGCTCCAGACACTTTAAACACTAAACTTAAAGACAATCCACGCCCTTGTGAAGTACTCTTTGAAACCGATACCAAATATACCTGTGAGGAGCTAGACCGCCTACTTCCTGCCCTCACCTCAGCAGATGAGCAATATTGCCAACAACACTACGATAAAACATATCGTACATACGCCATAAACACCAATGTTAACGATACTTTACCCGCTAAGTTTGGTAAGCTGCTTAGAAACAACGCGGAGGCCAAAGCTATTTGGGCCAACCCTAGTGAAGACCGCTCTAAGGATGACTACCGATTAGGGCACCTTATGTATGCTAATGACTTTACCAAAGATGAGGCTATGAGCGTCTTGGTCAACAGCGCTAAGGCCCTTAACCGCGCCCCTATCCACCGTGTAACCTATGCTGAAAACATCACCGATAAGATTTGGACCTATGAGGAAGCAGGCCCTAAAGCTGCTACGAACCTCTCAGAGAGCGTTTTAGACATTTTGTCCCGGGGAGACCAAGAATACCTTAAAGGCCAACGCTTCCCCTGTTATGAGTTCTTTGACGGCTCTGAAGGTGGGTTTCGCCTCACCCAGGTGTTAGGGCTTTGCGCAGGTGTTGGGGTAGGTAAAACGGCTATCGCATTAAACATCTTTAAAGGTTTTGTGGAGCACAATCCTGACTACGTGCACATGTTTGTATCCTTAGAACAACCCGGTCGTGAAATTGCCCACAGATGGTCTAAAATGTGCGGTAAAAACACCAACTTGCATTCCAAAGTCCATATACTATCTAACTATAATGAGGATGGTTCCTATCGCAACTTGTCCTTAGCTGAGATTCAAACCTATGTGCTCCAGTTCCAAAAAGATACGGGCCTTAAGCTTGGATGTATTTGTATTGACCATATCGGCGTATTAAAGCAAAAAGATGCTTCAGGCGAGCACCAGGGGCTTAGGGAAGTATGTGCCCAAATGAAATCTTTTGCTGTCGTCACTCAAACCTTACTAATCATGCAATCTCAAACTAACCGTGAAAAAGCGGGTATTGGAGACCTCGAGCTACACAAAGATGCGGCTTATGGTACACAAAACTTTGAGTCCTATGTGGACTATATGTTGGTTGCCTGGCAGCCTCTTAAACGCTGCTATGACAATCCTGCATGCCCACGGGTGACGGCCTATAAGTATGCCAAAGTGCGCGCTAAATCCAAAGGTGACCGCCTTATTGAAGACCAGTGCTATCGTCTCATATTTGACCAAGATACTGAAACGCTAAGGCCTATAACCCAGGATGAGCGAGATTCTTTTAATTATTTTGCTAATCAGGCTTTAGCTTTACGTAAAAAAGACCGAAAGACAGACTTAGTAACTTATCAGTCAACTGATGTGCCGGAGGTGCCAATTGTCGTCAAATCTGATAGTGATAGACAGTCTACAAGGCATTAAAGACCTTATAAGCTACTTAGCTGATAAAGAATATATAGCATTTGACACTGAAACTACAGGAGTGTTATCCACTTCTGAGATTATTGGTATGAGTTTTTGTGCCGAAGACGATAAAGCCTTTTATGTGATATTACATAAATATACTCTAGCTGATGGATTAGTATCTATTTTAGGTAAAGACGCTTTAATCCTAGATTTAGTTAACTCTCTTAAGGGCAAGTCCCTTGTAATGCACAATGGCGTGTTTGATTGCTCAATAGTTGAGAGTTATTTTAAGATTAGCCTTATTGACGACCTTCATACAGACACCATGGTACTGGCCCACCTTCTTAATGAGAACCGTCGTATAGGCCTTAAAGAGTTAGGCAAAGAATACTTTGGTCAAGATGCCGATAAAGAAGCCGCTGCTATGAAGGCCTCAGTTATTGCCAACGGCGGTAAACTCACCAAAAACTGTTATGAGATGTACAAAGCCGATAGTCAGCTAATGGCCTTATATGGCGCAAAAGACGCCCTATTAACCTATAGGCTCTTTGGAGTCTTAGTTGGTGAGCTATATGACCAAGGCCTTGAAGACTTCTTTTACATAGATGAGTCAATGCCACTCCTTCGCACAGCAACCTATCAGCTTAACACTACAGGCCTTAAAGTTGACCAACAGGCCCTAACGACTCTTAAAAAGACTTTAGAGGCCGAATGCTTAGAGGCCAGAGACTTTATTTATGCTGAGATTAGGTCCAAAATTAGCGCCAAATACCCCGGTAAGTCCAAAAAAGACACTTTTAATATCAGTTCAAACCAACAACTGGCTTGGCTATTGTTCGGCATATATGAACTAGAATTCAGCAAGTTGACCTCCGGCGGCAAAATAGTTGCTAAACACCTAGGGGTAAAGCACTATTCCAAGACTGAAAAACGTAACTTCATTTTTGCCTGCCACCAAGCTTATGGCGCAGTTCTCCAACCTGCAGCTATAGTTAACGGTAAAAAGAAGAATGCTACCGCTATTAAAGAGCCATGGGCCTATATTCAAGTTGACAAAAAGACCTTAGCTAAGATAGCGCCCAAGCTTAAATGGGTAGAACGACTCCTTGAATATACCCGCAAAAAGAAGCTACTAACCACCTATGTAAAAGGCATTGAGGATAAAATCCAATATGGAATCATTAGACCTTCTTTCTTGCAAACAGGTACGACTAGCGGACGGTACTCAAGTCGATCACCCAACTGGCAAAACCTCCCTCGTGACGATAAACGTATCAAAGAATGCATTGTATCAAGACCGGGTAAAGTTTTTGTAGGAGCAGACTATAGCCAACTCGAACCTAGAGTATTTAGCTATTTAAGCCAAGACACAAATCTTATGGCGGCATTTAATGGTTCCGATGACTTTTATTCTATTATTGGTGCTAAAGTCTATAATAAAACAGATTGCACCCTTAAAAAAGAAGGAAGTCCAGATGCTTTTGGAGTTAAATATAAAAAACTTAGGGATTTAGCAAAAGTAATAGCATTGGCGTCTGTATACGGAGCAACGGCACATCAATTAATGCAGACTACAGGAAAAAGCATTGAAGATACTCAATCGGATATTGACGCATATTTTGAGGAATTTCAAGGAGTCGCCAATTTTATGATTGAAAGCCATAAATTTGCAAAAAAGAATGGTCGAGTTGTAAACCTATTTGGCCGACCCAGGCGCATACCTGACGCGGCTAAAATTGAACGCTTATATGGAAACATCACACACTCAGAACTTCCTTATGAGGCTCGCAGTTTATTAAACTTATCCACAAATCATCGTGTTCAATCTACTGCAGCAAGTATAGTTAATAGAGCCACTATTAAGTTTTATAATGACTGCAAAGAAGTGGGCATATCAGTTTCTATTGTGGCGCAGATTCATGATGAATTAATAGTCGAATGTAATGAAGAAGACGCGGAAAATATTAGCGTTTTATTGCAAAACGCTATGGAAACAGCGACAATATTGCCTGGGGTGCCGTTAGAAGCTATTCCCAGAATCACAAGGAATTTTTCAAAATGATTAAATTGCTACTAACTAATAATATGTTTGCGTTTATCGATAAAGAAGATTTTGAAAAAATAGCGCTATATAAATGGACATTTACCAAAGCTAATAAACACTACGGGCGCGTTAAAAGCAATACAGGTTTATTCCTTCATAGATTAATTATGAATGCTCCACAAAACTTAGAAGTAGACCACATCAATGGTGACACTTTAGATAATAGAAAAAGCAATTTGCGGTTGGTTAGCCGTAAACATAATCAAAAAAACATGACATTAAGCAGGCGATCTAAAAGTGGTTACAAAGGCGTCAGTTGGCATAAAAAAGCTAAAAAATGGCAGGCGCATTTAATGTCAGATGGGATTAGAATTTACTTAGGCCTTTATCTTTTTAAAGAAGATGCAGCAAAAGCCTATAATATCGCATCTTTAGCTCACCATGGGGAATTTGGCAAACTTAATAAAATAAACTCTTGACCCATTAATAAACATGTGTCAATCTTGTATTAAGGAGGTAACATGAAGTTACTGCTTAAGAATCTTGCATCATATGTACCGACACCGCTCCCCACTGGCATGGCCGCTTTTGATACCTGGGCCGACTCAGTTATTGAGCTATTAGGCCCCGGCTTTGAAAACGTGCCCAAAGACGACAAGCGCTATGTTTTGGCATCTGCCATTCAGCACTTAGGCGCTACCCAATCGTCAGTCCAAAAGCGTCACTTTGTGCGCCTTTTGCGTAAAGCCGCCGCTAGCCAAGTTGCTGGCCAAATCTTTATGGATATCAAGATTAAGCAGCAAGAGGCTGCCAAAGCTGCGGAGCTTGCAGCTGCTCAACCGGGTCCTCAAGAAGCTACTACCATACCGGAAGTAGCCAATGTCGAAGCACCCAAAAACTGAGTTTGATCTACTCAAAGATGAGTGGTATCAAAAGCTTAAAGACGATGGGTTTGACGATGTTGAACAAGACGAGAATAAGCTTAAGAAATGGTCTAGTGGTAGTAATAGGTTCCATGGGGAGCCTCTTAACTGGGAAGCCAAAGCTACTTATTACCAAATGGCATCATCATTCTTGGAAGAGTATAAGTTTGCGACAAAGCGTGAGCAGATCATTTGGGAATATCACGCTAATGGCTTGTCAACTCGTGAGATTGCTAAGACTTTAAATAAGTTGCGTACTCAAAAGACTAGGCACGACATAATTGCTAATGTAATCAATAAGTTGAAGGTTAAAATGTATTGCATGTATATGGAGCCAAAAGAAGACTATCATGAGTAGCCGCTTATACGCCATTAGAGATTTTAAGTTTGAGGACACTTCGTTTATTATGGCCACATTCCTTAGGGGCCTCTATTACGGTGATAGCTGGTTTAGCGAAATGCCCAAAGATGTCTTTATGGATAACTATAAGCGCGTCGCAGCGGCCCTACTAGCCAACCCCAAGGTGCATGTAAAAGTAGCTTGCCTTAAAGACGACGAAGACGTTATCTTAGGCTATAGCATCCTCCAAGACGGTGACGTGGTAAATTGGGTATTTGTTAAGAGCGTGTGGCGTAAACAAGGCATTGGGCGTTCTCTATTGCCTGATAAACCCAAAGCTGTCACCCACTTATCTGAGTTGGGTCGGCAACTTATGCCAAAGTTACCAGGCTGTATTTTTGATCCGTTTTTGGTCGGTTAATTAACTTAAGGAGACAACAAAATGAAACGTATTTTTAAAGGTAAAAAGGTCGAATTGCCTGCTCAACCCCGCAGTCTCGACGATATCAAGAAAGAGTTGGGCGAAGTGCTAGTTCAAATCGGCAATGCTCAGTACCAAGTATCTGTCTATACCGAAGACGTTCAGCGCTTTTCCCGTCGCGCTAAAGAACTGAATCAAGAAGGTGCCAAACGCATTGAGTTGGACGACGCCGCTAAAAAAGCCCAGGAGGCTACAAATGTCTAGTCTAAATGGACGTAAAGTCACTAAGTTGCGTCTTCATCAAGCCACTCATGTGCCCGGCTATGGCCAAATTGGCACAGACACCACCCCCGGTGTTCAAAATGGCGGCCTGCTTGAGTATGCTCTTTGTGAACTGGGTATATTTGTGACCTTTACAATCGGTAAAAAGCTTGCTGCAGAAGCCCTTATTCCTTTTGCTAACGTGGTCGTAGCAGTGTTTAGCGAAAGTCCTAAGCCCTAATGAAACGGTACCCTACTAAACCACCAGTAATGATGAATTGGCCGGATGAGAAGGTAGTAGTACCCGATCCGGTTATATCTGAAATATCAATAGATAGTCTCATTAACGATGGTTTATTAGCTCTATATCGTGAAATAAAGCAGTTATTGGCCCTATCATCCAAAGGTAAACTAGACGTTGCCAGTGCTCGAGACCTTAGGGACCACGTTAAATTGCTATTTGAGATTAAAGACCGCGAGGCCGACATGCTCAGATCACTAAGTGAGGAAGACCTAAAGAAGATGTTAAATAAGGTGCAAAATGGCGCTAACGAGTAGACAAGGCATTGTTAAGGAAGCTCTACAGCGACAATCTAAACCTATTGCAAAGCCCATTACATTAGATGCCAACTTCCCTATGCAGAACGCCTTTATTAATGATACCTCTAGGTATATGGCAGCGCAGTGCTCTCGCCGCGCCGGTAAAACCAATGGCTTAGCCTATAGGTTTTTCAAGGCTATGGAGAAATACCCTAAGAGCCAGTGTATTTATCTCGGTCTCACTCGGGATTCAGCTAAAGGCGCTATGTGGCCCGTGCTCCAAGAAATTAACGACAAATACGGTCTTGGGTGTATATTCACAGAGTCTAAGCTCACTATGAAACATCCTAATGGAGCGGTGCTACATTTGCTAGGTGCCGATATGCCGAATTATATCAAGAGGTTACGCGGTCGCAAGTTCCCAGGCGTAGCAATAGATGAGGCTCAAGACTTTTCGAGTCACTTAGAAAGTCTTATTGATGACGTGTTAACACCCGCCATTGCCGACTATGAGGATGGTTGGTTGGCAGTAACCGGCACCCCTGGCCCAGTACCTCAAGGACTATTCTTTGACATTACCTGCCATAATAAATATGGTTTTAGTCTCCATAAGTGGACTTTATATGATAACCCCAACATGCCCAACCCTCGTGACCTTGTTGAGGACTTAAAAAAGCGTAAAGAGTGGACGGATGAAAATCCTACACTAAAGCGTGAGTGGCTTAACCAATGGGTATTAGATGTTCAGGCCCTTTGGATTAGATATAGTGATAAAATCAACCATTTCCAAGAACTTCCGCCTAATCATAAATGGAACCATATGCTAGGTGTCGATATCGGCTTTAAAGACGCAGACGCTATTGCAGTGCTAGCTTGGTCTGAGACCTGTAAAGAGACTTATCTAGTCGAGGAGCTAATCACCCGTAAGCAGGGTATATCTGACCTCACCAAGCAAATAGACGAACTTCAAAAGAAATACAATGCTTATAAAATTGTTATGGACGAAGGCGGTTTGGGTAAAAAGATTGGTGAAGACTTAAGAGCTAGGTTTAATTGCCCTATCGAACCTGCTGATAAAGCTCGTAAACAAGATAACGTAGAATTATTGAATGATTCTCTGCGTTTAGGTCTATTTAAAGCCAAAAGCGGCTCACAATTTGCTCAAGACTCATATATGGTGCAAATCGACTGGGATAAGTCTACACCTAATCGAATTCAATTACGAAAGACTTTCCACTCAGATATCATTGACGCCGTCCTCTATGCCTTCCGCGACACCTACGCCTATACCCACAAGCCTGAACCAGTAAAGCCTGCCTATGGCTCTAAGGAATGGGCAGAAGCCAACCGTAATAGTATGTTTGAGGCAGAATTAGCCGGTTTAACAGCAGAAAACGACTATTTAGCTGAGATTAAGCGTACTTTAGGTGAGTAATCCGACAAATTAACATCTATTGAACCGTGGAGGTCTCATTGCTCCCTTTTATGAAGAAACCGCAATCTGCTGGAGTTATCGTTAAAAGCCGTTCAGCAGACGAGCCCGCAGGTAAATTAGATGATGCTCAAGACGATGGTGATGACCAAGGCATTGAAGCCTGTGCATCAGACATCCTTAGTGCTATTGAGTCTAAAGATAAGAAATCATTAGGGAAAGCCCTAAAAGCTTTGTTTGAAATATGCGACTCGATGCCTCACGAAGAGGGCGAACATACTAGCGAAGCAGAGCCCCACAGTTACTCAGCCCAGAACCTAAAAGCCAGACAGGAATAATTAAAATGCCTTTGATCAAAAAAACCAGTAAAAAAGCCTTCGAACATAATGTAGCTGCTGAGATGCGCGCCAATCCTAGCCCGGCTAAACGTGCTCAAAACCTTGCTATTGCTTATAGCGTCAAAAAGCAAGCAGCTAAGAAGAAAATGGCTGAGGGCGGTAAAGTAGATAAAGATTTAGAGGCGGTCGGCAACCAGATTTTTGAAGATCATAAAAGACCCACTAAAGAACAAAACGCAAAAGCAGATAAACGCGCAGAAGCTTATCGTAAAGCTAACCCTAATTGGGATAAAAGACCTAAATTTGCCGATGGCGGCGAAATTAATGCTAAAAATGAGCGTCGTCCTATGCCAGATAACCAATATGACGACGCGGCCATGGACGAACGTAATAGCCGCCGCAAGCCTAACACCGGTGATAAGATGACCGACCATCCTACCCGTATGCAGGCTCTTAAAGGCCCTAAAATGGCTATGTCGTCTATCATTAAAGCTAGCCCTGTAGACGCTTTAGGCCGCCGTCTTGATAAAGAAGAACACGACCTTGAGATGTCAGACGCTCCTGAGTCTGATAAAGCTCAACCTGAGCAAGCTGACGACGAAATGGGCGCAGATCGCCAAGGACCGTCTACCTCTAGCCTTAAGATGAAGAAAATGGCTGAAGGCGGACGCATCCATATGGACGATCCAGACCATGACGACGACATCCATAATATGTCTGTTGACCACGAATACGGTGATGGTGCTGAGGAAGACATGCAACAAAGCCCTGCTGGACTTGAGCATGACGACGACCAAGAAAAGCCTTCTGATCAAGAGATTATGTCTGACCATATGGAATTGCTAGCTGAAGGCGGATCTGTTGAGCATGAGTTTGACGACCAACCTAAGCACGAAGAACATGAGGGTATGTTGGCCTCAATCGCATCGGCTATTATGTCCAAACTCAAAGCTGCTGCAATGCTTGACAGCGGCTCTGAAGACGAAGATAAAGCTGAGCGTATGGCCGAAGGCGGCGAAGTAATGGGTAAATCTGACTCAATGTTCGACATTATGAAGAACAATAAGGAAAAGCCCAACTTCTACCCGCCCCGTAATGGCGCAGCCCTTAAAGAGAACTATAACGAGGATATGGAAGGTGTAGACCAACCAGAAGACTCTAATGAGCATGGCGACGACCGCGAAGATGAGAATGAAAATGAGCACGACAGATCTGTTGTTGGCTCTATTCGTCGCAAAATGAGAATTAAATCGGCCCTAATCAAATAGGCGGATAGTTTGAAAATCGAGTCATTACAACAGCTTAGTAAGCTTATCGCACTCTGTCGCAAGCAGGGTGTTGATGTGATTAAAGTAGACGGTATTGAGCTAGTATTAGGTCAAGCGCCTGTAACTGCTAAGCGCTCAGTACGCACTTTGTCAGCTAAAGAGACGGCTCAAATCGAAACTAGCGGTCTCTCAGATGAAGATTTGTTATTTTACAGTGCTACTGGACAGATTGCTGAGCAACAATAATGAAGATTTCTAAGGCACCTGAGAATAAGTCTAATGTTAAGTTCAAGACTCGCCCAGACCAAGAGGGTTTAACCCTTCAAAAGTGGTGGGATGTTAAGGACGAAGACAAAGCCGCTCAGGCCATGGTAGCCACAGCGGTGTACCTTAAAGAGTCCCAAGGCTATCGCTACCGTCAAGCTGCCATATATGCACGCCTATACGGCAACCAAAGCCTTTATAGTTTTGCAGGTCAAAACCTCAATAAGATTGATCAAGCCCAAGGCCTACCTCAAGAGCGCCCCACCTTTAACCTGGTGCAATCAGTTACCGACACCCTGGTAAGCCGCATTAGCCAAAGCCGTCCCCAACCAGTGTTCCTTACCGACAATAGCGACTATAAGCAACGTAACTTATCTAAGAAGCTTAATAACTTCATCCTAGGCGAGTTCTATTCCACTAAAGCATATGAGCGTGCCACTACAGTCCTTAGAGACGCTCTAATCCAAGGCACCGGGTGTATGCATGTATTTGAGACACCTGACCAACGTGTAGGCCTAGAGCGCGTACTCCTTACAGAACTCCTTATAGACCCTAATGAGGCTATGTATGGAGAACCCAGACGCCTACACCGCGTTAAGCTGGTTGATCGTGAAGTTCTATTAGCCAACTTCCCTAAGTTCCGCACAGAGATTGAGACGGCCGCTAAAGCCTATCCAGACTCAGGTCAAGATAGCTCTAAGAGCGTCTCAGACCTAGTGATGGTCGTAGAAGGATGGTCTTTGCCCTCAGGTAAAGGTATGAAAGATGGCCGCCATATGCTGGCTTGCTCATCCGGTAGTTTATTAGACGAAGAATACGACAAAGACCGTTTTCCTTTCTCTTTTATCCACTACTCGCCACGCCAACTAGGTTTCTGGTCACAAGGCGTCGCTGAGCAGTTAACTGGCACTCAAATTGAATTAAACAGCATCCTATACACTATCGCCCGAGCCATTAAACTCGTAGGCGTCCCACGGGTGTTCCAGGAAGACGGCTCTAAAGTCGTATCTGCTCACCATAACAATGAAGTCGGCGTTATCGTTAAGTACCGTGGTGTTAAACCCTCCTATGAGGTAGCGCCCTGTAATGCTCCTGAACTCTATGCGGAAAGGGATAAGCTAATACAATATGGCTACCAGCAATCCGGAGTTTCGGCACTCCAAGCATCCAGCCAAAAGCCACAAGGTCTTGATTCTGGAGAAGCGATTAGAACGTATGACGACATTTCTACAGATCGTTTTGCGGTTTTGTCACGTTGCTACGATAATTTCTTTATTGATTTGGCATTCCAAATTGTCGATTTAGCTAAAGATATCGCAGTTCGTGATGGTAAATACGCTACTGTTTATCCTAATAAAAATGGCATTAAAGAGATTGATCTGCCCAAAGCTGCTTTAGTTGAGGATGCATTCGTTATCCAATGCTATAGCCAATCTAGTCTACCTAAAGACCCTGCAGGTCGCTTAGCTAAGATAACTGAAATGATCCAAGCTGGTATGATATCTGTCCAAGACGGTCGTCGCCTATTGGACTACCCAGACTTAGAACAGATTGAGACTTTGGCCAATGCCTCAGAAGAACGCATATTCCAAATCTTAGACGATATCGTCGAGTCTGGTAAATACACTCCGCCAGACCCCTTTATGGACCTCCAGAAGGCCAATGAGCTAACTGTGCAGTATATCAACTTATATAGCCAAGCTAAGCTTGAAGAATCTAAAGCCCAACTTCTACGCGATTTTCACACCCAGGTGCAAGCTATTGTTGCAGCTGCCCAACCACCACCTATGCCTGCAGGACCTGCCATGGCTCCTCAAGCTAACCCCCAACCCGCTCCTACATCACCTTTAATCCCTAATTCACCCAACCAAGGATAAACAATGAAAGTCTCCCCATTAGCTGGACAACCCCAGCAAGCCACAGGCCAGTCTCAAGGTCAACAAGACGCTCGTTCACGCGCCATTGCTCGTATGACTCAAAGCACACCAGTTGCTGACCCCAATAACATTAGCCCTGAAGAAGTTGGCGCTATCCGTAGTGCTACCCAACAACCTCAAAACGAACCTGCTCAATCTGAAGTAGAATCGGTGGAATCGGAGAATATCTCCGAACCTGTTCAAAAAGCCGAAGACCCGCTCTCTAGCCAATACGCCCTATTAGCCCGCCGTGAGAAGGCTTTACGCGCTAAGGCCCAGCAGCAAGAGCAGGCCTATAAAGCTCGTGAAGAAGCCCTAAGACTTAAAGAAGCTGAACTGTCAACTAAGTCTGCACCCCAAGACCTGTCTGGCTATATCTCTAAGGATGAGCTAAAGCGCAACACCTGGAAAGCCCTGCAAGACGCTGAGGTCTCCTATGATGAACTCACCCAGCAGATTATTAACAACCAAGTGCCTTTAGACCCCCGCACCGAGTCCCTTATGGCTCGTATGGAGGCTAAGATTGCCAAACTTGAGTCGGAGCTTGAGACTGGTAAAAAAGGCGTTATTGAGCAACAAAATCAAGCCTATAAAGCCGCTGTGCAACAAATCGAGACAGATGTACGCTCATTAGTGAAGTCTGACCCGGCATTTGACGCTATTCGTGCTACAGGATCGGTTAAGGACGTAGTAGAGCTAATTGAGCTCACCTATAAGGAAGAAGGCAAACTCCTCACCGTAGAGGAAGCCGCAACCCTCGTAGAAGACCATTTGATGGGTGAAATCGACAAATTAACACGTATTGAGAAGGTCAAAAGACGGTTGAACATTCCCGGCCAGGAAAAGACAGCCCAAGCGCAGACACCAGCAAGACCTAATCAGCAGCAACAACCTATGAAGACCCTGACCAACGCCACCTCTTCCACGCGGCAGCTTAGCGCAAAGGAACGTGCAATTCTCGCGTTTAAAGGACAGCTGAAGGCTTAAAACGTCACCAAGCGATTACCACATAGTCAAACAGGTAATAACCAATCAGATACTTAGATGGTCTAAGTATCTAAATTAACTTAATTTTTAAAGGAATTTTAAAATGGCAGCAGTATATGCTGATAGCGCCAATCAAATTGCAGCGCTGAAAGAATTGTACACAGACGATAAAGAGTACATGAAAGACCTCGTCTACAAAGAAAACCCGTTTTTGGCACTTGTGCCGAAGAACGAAAGCCCGGACGGATTTGCTGGTAAATACATCCCGGTCCCCCTCGAGTATGGAACGCCCCAAGGCCGTTCGCATAGCTTCGCTAACGCACAAAGCCAACAAACCGCTACGGCACTTGTCAGCTTTTTCGTGTATGTTATCGAAGACTATCAGTTGGTTACTATCACTAACTTGTTGATGGAACAAACTAAGTCGAATGCTGGCGCCTTCGTTGACGCAGCTAAACTGCAAATGGACGGTGGTTTCCGTAACTTAACTAACAACATTGCTTTTGAACTGTTCGGTTCTGGTACGGCTACTCGCGGTTCTACGACTGCAGCATCGACTCAAGCTGGTGTAACTGTTGGTGGAACGGTTCTCCCCCTCTCTAACGCTCAACAAATCGTTGCTTTCGAAGTTGGTATGTTGTTGGTTGCTTCGGCTACTGACGGCGGCGCTCCCTCGACTGACACCGTGCAGATCACTTCTGTTAACCGTGCAACTGGCGTAGTGTCTGGTACCGCTTCCGCAGCTACTCTGAGCGCTAACTGGGCTATCGGAACGGGTTCGGCTTTCTTGACTGTGTCTGGCGATTTGCCGTCCACTGGCGCATCTAGCACTGCTTCTTATCAAGCATTGTCTGGATTGGCCGCTTGGATTCCTACCGCTTCACCGTCGATTTCGGATAACTTCTGGGGAGTTAATCGCTCTGCAGATCCTACCCGCTTAGCCGGTCTCCGCTACAATGCACAAAGCTACACCATCGAAGAAGGCATGACCAACGCATTGGCATTCTTGAATCGTGAAGGTGGCAAGCCCGATCTTTGCATCATGGATTTCGCGTCTTATGCTGCATTGGTTAACGCTTTGGGTGCTAAAGTTCAGTACGTTCAAGTCAACCACGACGAGGTTGAAGTTGCTTTCGAAGGTATCACCTTCCAGAGCGCTTATGGACGCGTTACGGTTCTCGCTGACCGCAGCTGCCCTCCGCAAACCGCCTACCTCCTCACCATGGCTACTTGGAAACTGCGCTCGCTTGGAAAAGTGCCGCATATCCTCACGTATGGCATGGAAGGATTAGAAGGTTTGCGCGTTGGCAATGCGGACGCTTTAGAAATCCGCATTGGTTACTACGGGAATTTGATCTGTAGTGCTCCAGGTTGGAACTGCGTTGTTCAACTTAGCGCTTAATAGTATTTATTAATACTTAAAACGTATTACTTTAAGCCAAGGTGTAAAAACCTTGGCTTTTTTATTGCTTTATTATGGTTACTATGAAATAATAACCATATGAAAACTTGCAAAAAATGTAAAATTGAAAAGCCATTAACAGCTTTTTATGCCGATAAAAACTCCAAAGATGGCAAACGTTTAGAT